ACCACTGCCTAAAGCTCTAAACTTGTCTAAACCGCCTAGTTGGCTAAAACCGCCTTGGCCTACAGCTTTACCGCCAACTGTTCCTAAACTACCGACACCACTAAATAATTTACCAGCACCATATCCGCCTAATGCTCCAGATACTGCGCCTTTTAATCCTTTACCTGCTGCTACATTCGTTGCAGCTCCGATCGCTCCAGCTAATACTGGGCCGACTCCTGGAATAAAGTTTGCTAAAGGCCCAGCTATTGGTGCTATTTTTTTAGCTACTTTTTTTAGAGCCTTACCAATTTTTTTAAAGAAAAATTGTTCTAAGCCTGTAACTGGATTTAGACTTGCTATACCTGAACCTACTATGGCTTGTTCTGGGTTAATATCAAATTCGTCAAACTTTTTAGCTAATGCTGATTCAAACTGTTCATCTTCTAAAAACTCAGGTGGTATAACCATTTCGCCAGGTTGTAAATGTGCAAGCTCGGTATCTCCGCCTTCGCCGTATTGTTTTAGTTTTTGTACCTCAGCTGCTAAAGGCGATTCTTGAATTGCAAGACCGCGTTCAAGCATAGCTTCAAGTATTTGTTTTTCTTCTTCGTTCATGTCTTTAGCAACATCATCTACCATCATGTCTAATTGTTGTTCAGAAACTTGACCTCTTTGCATCATGGCCGTTGGAGATACACTCATTCGTTGCATATATTCTTTTTGTTCAGGTGTCATTGGCTGCATATTTTCTGGGGTTACGCTAAACTGCTTACCCATTCTTTTTGCCATTGCTTGTTGCTCTGGTGTCATAGGTGGCAGAGATATGTCAAATCCAGAATCCATACTGCTACCAGCTGGCATGGTAGGTAATTTGTAAACTTTTCTTAAACTGTCTTCTAATGCGCTCATGGTGTACTTACTGTTACCGCTCCTATACTTGTTGTTGCAGAGACTCCAGTCAAATATGTTCGATGCTCATACAGGTTTCTAAACTGCGTTCCATCAAAGGCTTGATGCACCTCTGTCGTTGAGTTAAATATAATCGCACCTGTAGCAAATTGCAACTCGCTAATGTCTGTGGAGTTAAAGGATTTTATGCTATCTGGGTCAACAGAACCAAGGTTAATTTCTAATATTCTAATCAATCTGTTAAAAGTATCAGCTGAAACTGTTTCACCTTCTGCTAAAGGTAATTGAGTGGGTAAGAGTTTGCTCATTATCTACGCCCAGATGGTTGAACTTCTACTCTTGTGCTACCAAGCCTCCACTTGTAATTTTTTCTGTCTGAATCGGTATTATCATCATCTGATTCAAACCTCAACACAAACTGTCTAGCACGAGATCTAAGCGAACCAAAAGTAGAACTAGCTGTAATTTGTGTGGTTGAGTCGGTTGCAAGTGTCTGATTATTAAAATCACGTCTTTTAACAACTACGTTGATAGCTGGGTTTTGACTTGTGCCTGTATCATTAACAAATAATATATCTGGCAAGATACGTTTCAAAAATACGAACCTATCGCCGTCAGCTATATCTATGTCAGCCGATTCTACAAAGACACCGTCCATAGCACTCTCATCGTTGTTAAAACCTTTTTCATGCTCATAGATACGTTTAGTTGTGCTTTCTTCACCAGCTGCTAATGGTTTGTCTAATACACCTGCTGATAACCAACTATATCTTTCTAGTGATCCTATGCTCCATGAGTTTTCTTCATAATTGTAAATAACATATCTTGATATTTCGGTTTCGTTGTCTGTGACTGACGGGTAAAAAAACCATACTTCTGAGAACTCTTCATTCAATCCAGCAAAACATTTGTATGCTTGTGATTCGTCTAAATCAGAAAATACATAGTCTTGAACGCTACAGGGTAGCTTTTGCACAGAGCCGTTATAAAAATAAAACCCTTTTTTACTCATGTAAAAGACACCTTTTGGTGAGTTAGCAGCAGCCTTTGGACCTATTAAACCAGCTCCTTCGTTGATTAAATTTATAGCAAAGGTGAGTGGTGGCCCAATAAAATTCATAGAATATAAAGAAGTATCTGTCCATATTAATATTTCTTGTCTAGCCTTTATACCGCCAACAATAGATGAACCAGAGGATAGTCGTAATGAACCAGCTGTATTTGTTGCTAACGGTTCAAACTCCAGCGGATTCTCTTGGTCACTAAATGCTACAAGCATGGGGTCAATCGTGCCTGTGCGTGAGCCACTACTTATGGGGTCTGCTCCTAATACTATCAAATGTCTATCTGTCTCCGACGTTATAACCTGTAAACCTTTAGTAGGAACTAAATTAGCACCGCTAGTTGTTGATAAATCTACTGCTCTTGTAGATACACCATTATTTTCAACCCACCTAAAAATACCACCAGCTCTAGGGTTTATAATTAAGTCTTCGCCATAATTGTCATGTGTCCATAAACGTAACTGGTTTGTATCAGATAAAGCTGTTGATGATCCCCAAGCACCAGCACCCCATGGCCCAACACCCCAACCAGTTGATTGCACATAAACATCTAAACCAGAGTTTGCTAAATAAACGGCATCTGTCGAAGAACCACCATTACCAGAATCACTAGAGTTTGCTGTTACTGTATCACCGCTAGTGTCTTTTGCTGTAATTTCGTAGGTGTTTGTGCCTGTAACCAAAGTAATTTGATATTCTTGATTTAATACTGAGGCGATAACATTACCACCAAGACTTACAGCACTAGAAAAAGTTACAAAGTCACCGTTTACAGCACCATGAGCACTGTCAGTAACAGTAAGAGTTGAAGAGCCATTTGTTGCCGCAAAGGTGGCTGAGTTAGTTGTGGTTTTACGAACAGGTGTAACATCATTGTAGGTGCCACCTTCTTCAATGTAATATTTATTGGTTGTGCCTATACCAAGATACTTGTTTCCCCCTAATGAAATCCAAGAATGTAAAGCTCTAGCTGAACCAATGAGTGTGTCAGAGGATAATTTTTCCCAACCACCTATTTTTTCAACACGTCCTTTACGAAAACGTATTTTATCGCCGTCAACCCAACCACCCTCGTTAGCGTAGTCGGTTTCCTCTTTATTTATTCCTGGCTTAAAATTAAGTTTTGATAGCGGCATAATACGACATCTATGCTAACCTAATAATAGCGCCTGTCGCAGTGGCACTAGGGAACACAATAGTAAAATCTCCAGCAGTTGATGTTTTATCACCACCAAAGTCTATTGCAGCCACAGCCTTATCAGAGTTTGTGTCGTTATATATTAAACAGCCTCTTGCAGTTACCGTAGCATTACTGAACGTTAAGTCTGCAAAATCACAAAAAGCAGTAGTTCCAGATGTTGTTGGCGTTACATTTGTAAGCGCAGAACCACCAGAGCTGTAGTTTGTGCCAGATGCTTGCCCTGTTGTAGTAAATGCTGTTGTGCCAGCTCCTAATGTTGCTGAACTTGTATACAAAGCTAGCTTAAAAGAGTTGCCACTTGTTGCTGTAAAATTATGAGTGCCTACGAGTAGCTCTTGTTTGAAACTCGTGCATATCGCTGATGTTATTGCCATTATAGCTCCTTCAATATTTTTGCCATGTCGCTGTGGCCTTGTTTTTCTAACAAATTTGCATTAGTCGTGTTCTGTGACTTTATTGCATTTTTTATAGTATATAAGATTACAGTATAAACTTGGTTTTGAAAAGCCAAAGCCTGCTGTTTGATATGCTCTGGTGCATTGGCAGAAACGTCACATATTTTCTTAGTTGCTTGTGTTGCCCAGAACTCTGGATCATGTCCTTTACCATCGGTGGTAGTTACTCCGACTTTACCTAAAACAAAATCGCCTTCGACACTCATCCTTTGTATGGCTCTGGTGGTATAACATCTTCATCTATTTTTAAACCATATTGTTCAAGCTGTTTGTTAATATCTTGATAAGGTCCAATAATAAATTTACCTTCATGTGGCACAGCTACTAATGGTTTTGCTAGTCTATGAAAACCATAAAGTTTTTCCGTTGCAGGAACATTTGAATCTAACACAGTAGACCTACCGCTTATACCTATAAGTATATCTGCACTCATACATTTACTAATCCAAAACTCAACACAAGCTCTACCAGCCTCAGCAAAATGCATATTTTCTTTGTAAGAAAAATCTATACCAAATAAATCTAATCTATCTATTTTGTTATACAAAGCAAAAGCTATAGCATACGCAACAGTATTGTTTAGATATGCGCATTTAGTTGCGTTACACACCTCTTCAACAGGATACATAACTGGATTTTTTATTCTCGGGTCTAATTCACATGTATAAACTGGTGTTTCTGTTTGCTCTAACACTCTGCACATAACTTTGGTTTGCTTACCAGCATCATTAGTATCAAAAAACCTACTTGCAGGATCTAACATGAATATACGGTCGCATGGATAAGTTGAAGCAGCTGAATTTATGCACCATACCTCATCCCATGTTCTACCGTTTTGTAAACCTATAGCAAAATCAACTTGTGATATGCCAAGTCCAACCAGAGCAACACTCTTGCCCTCTAGGGATTCTATTCTACTCATCAGCTTACGCTGGAGCGTACTGAATCGTATCTATACTCGTCGCGTGTTCCACGACCTTCTGATGTATTTTTCATTCTAGCTATCGCCTCCTTAAAGCGTCCCTCTAACAGTGTGATAACGTCAGCTGATTCTTTAAGGAAAGTTGCACCCTCTACCAAAGAACCATATAACAAAGCGTCAGAGTAGTCCGTAGATAAAAAAGTCGTGCCAGAGTCGCTACCAGCAGTCAAAGAGACTGGTTTATGTAAGTAATGAAGTTCAACCGTATAGTTTGCGTCAGGCAAAGGTGAAACTTCAAAAGCCGCATCATCAAATAAAGAATAGTATTTCGGTTTGGCTTGTGTAGTGCCAGATGAAAACTCTTTAATAAATGATGGGTGTTTGAAATCTAAATAATCGTATGTGCTTGAACTTATAATCGCCAAACTCATAGGTGCATAAAAATCTGTTGGTGTAGCAAGAAATCTATTATTTGAAGTTAAAGTTCCTTGCACATTTTTTCTTTGTTCTGGTAGTTGCACAAAACTAAATATTCTGTTTTCAGCTTCTTGTATAAAAGTTGGTAGTTGTGTTGTAAAGGTAGACTCAGATACCTCAAGATAATCTTGTATTGCTGTTTTTAATGTGGCTAAAGTAAAACTCATGTGGTCACCGTTACCTCGCCAACGCTTGTGCTAACTGCAAAAGTAGTTAATACACTACCTAACTTGCCGTCACCCACATTGGTGTAAACCAAAAAAGTAGAGTTATCATCTGCTATATCTGGCCTCGGGTCTTTTACTGCCTGTGGATCAGCGGCAGTCGGCTTTGGTTGTAACTGCGGATGTTTTGCATCCCATTGGTCAGGACCAACCAATAAACCGTCCCAAGTTTTACGCATTTCTCGCAACTTATACCTAAAGCCAGATATATCGCAGATTCCGTAAGAATTTTTACCAGATGCAAAAGCCATTATGCGTTATTATAACTCCTAAGATTTGGTGTAATGTTAAATGATGCACGGTCTTCGTCAGTAGATAGTGCTCGCTGAAACTCCTCTTCATACAAACCTTTGAGCAATCCAGTTCTCTCTGGTGCTCTTTTCAAAGACATGTAATAAGCAAGTCCAGCTGCTAAACACGGGTAAAACCTAAACGGCATATCCAAGGTGTTAGCACCTGCGTCTGCATCATCCATTCTAGTTAGAACATTCATGTGCACTACATAAGTGCTAGATTTATCTGGCGTTGGCCAAACTTTAATGGTTGGTGTAGTTTGTTTATTAATAAAATATTGGTTGGGTTTACCTGTGCTAGATTTTGTTGTTATGTGTGCATACTCAGCTCTACTTAATTTTGTCATAGGTAAATCAGTAGTCTCGGTTCCAACTGTTTCTCTTATAAAAACATCTAATACATCTATGGGAGCTGTAGCATTGGTGCTATCAATATTGTAAGTGGCGCTGTCTTTAACCATATCTAGTGTTTTTTCTTTAACTGTCCATTGGTTTAGACCACGATTTGCCCACTCAGCAAGCATAAGGTTTAAACTTCTGGTTGCACTTTTTAAATCATAACCTGTTCTAAGCTCTAAGCCACAACGCTCAAAAGCCTCTTCAACATAGTCGGCTACGTCTAATTCAAAATCTTTACTTCCAGATAATGCCATAATTAATCCTTATCTTCCTCTGAGGCATAGAGATTGTCAAATGTTATGGTCGGGTCTGTGTAACTCTCATGTGCCTCTGCTGAA